GTACGTTGATGCACTAAGTTGATTTAAAAGCTCGCCAAATGGTGGGCTTTTTGCATTATGGCGGTTCCTATTAATTTCTAGTGGTTTTTAAATTAATGCCGCCACCTAATTCAGGAGATCCACATGCTCCAATTCCTAAAACGCCTATTCTGCTTTCATCACTACGATTATCACTCTGATATTTTCATTCAGGTTGAATGTCGGAAGTGTGGTAAATACAAGAACGATTTCACAAATTAATAATTAGCCATGCTGGCGCAAAGGCCCTGCTCAATTCTAGATATTGGCAGGGTTTTTCTTTTCTTATTGGTGGTGGATATGGACACAGTAGAAGCAAAACGGAATTTAGAAGTACTCGAAAAGAACCGCAGCCGCTTGATGAATTACAACCATCTGTATTCAAGCTATGCATTTAAAGAAATGTGCGGTGCTGAACTTCGCAAAGTAAATAAGCAGATCCACGGCATAGAAGAACAATTAAATGCGGAATCCAAAAAGACTCGCAGCAATCAGAAAGGTGCCCTGCATCCGGTGCGGTAATCCACATAGCCAGGCTGCTCATTCAAATAGTGCCAAGCACGGTAAGGGTAGATCAATTAAAGCCAGTGATGAGTTCACAGTTTGCTTGTGCCATTCCTGCCATTTCCAGTTTGACACATTCCAATTGGGTAATCGGGCCGAGAGTAAAGCGATGTTCGATCAGTGGTTGGTGAGAGTGGACCGGATGTTGGTAGTGGAAGAAAAAGAGGTGTTTTGATGAATGGCTTTTTAGTGATTCTACTGTGTGGCATCTGCTTTATTTTTGGATTTGCTTACAGCATGTCTTATTGGTATGAGCGTGCTGACAAGAATGAACCAATCACCATCCGTGGAAAAGTTTACAAACTGGTAGAACAGGATGTTTCACCCAAGGAGTAGGGAATGCAAAAAGCCGTGTTTCCTATCCAGTCGCATGCCGACATCACTAAAGCCATTAACTTCATGCATACCAATTACACTCAAGCGATTAATGAGGGTAAGCCGTTAAGGGTGGTGATTGATCA